ATTGTAGTTCCGTTACCGTTACCATCAATAGCTTCAAAAGATAATTCCATTTCTACTAAATTTTCTTGAACTGAACCATCAGCTTTAGTTTCACCTTTTTTGAAACCTGTAAAATCAATACTAGATCCATTGTTAGTAATACTATTTACCCAATGAGGTAAATCAGCATTAATAGCTGTAGTAAAAGCTGTACAGTGAACTGTTACAGCCGAACCAGCAGCTACAGTAATAGTATATGATTTACTTTGAAATGGTGAGTTACCATTTGTTTTATTCATAACTTTTAAAGTGTGTTGTCCAGCTGCAGTTGCAGCAGTAGCAAAAGTTGCTCTTTTTACTTGTGCTGCTTGAGCAGCTCCTACTTTTCCGCTATAATCTACTACATCTCTTCCGTAAAACCAAGGAGTTGCAATATTTTTTCCATCAGATCCACCAGATANAATTCTAATTTGAGGAGCTGTTACAAATGTATCCCCAAGTACTAATTCTGTTGGTCCTGATTCGCTCATTTTTTGTACGGAAACTGCACCATCATCAACTAACCCATTGGTTACGCCAAATGCTGTACCATCTCCTACGATTAAATGTCTTGCCATTTTTTTATATTTTTAAATTAATAATTATTCATTTTTATTTACCTCTATTTGATGAGTTTGATACCTTGGATCTGAGATCCCTTCAAGTATACTACTCACTGTCATGTCCACTATCTCTTGATGACAGTGTTCGGGTAATTCACAACTAATCCCCAAAGATAACGAAATCTTAGAGGGTTTTCTTATGTATGTTATTTTCAAAGCGTCTATTATAAATATATCACTCGTGTACATATCTATAGCATTACCACGTACTGTGTATAATGGGTCTGTGTGTTTGGTTGTATTAAAAGGATCTGTTAGCAATGTAAAAATATCATCTTGCTGTGCAAAAGTGCTACTAACTGTAACTTCTACAGGATCTGAATTTAATACTCTTTTTTCTTTTAAATTTGCTGCTGAATATAAAGGAGTTTGGCTTTGTAGATGTGATCCTCCAGAAGCTACATTAACTAAAGTTGTTACTGTACCTACTGATGCATCCCACTCTAACCAAGAAAATACATTTGGATCTGGAACTACAATAAATTGTCCTTGATAGTTCAATTCTCCAAACTGTTCCCAGTATATTGAAAAACCTGTTCCTGGGTTATCTAAGATATTTCCTTTAACACCGTTTATATCTTGTGGAAATGTGTAGCTATTATTGTTTTGCCAAACTATAGCTTGTCCTTGTGTTAAATCACTAGCGTCTTCATACATTACAATTGAATCTGCAATTGAAGAATTGTTATTACAAACAAATGAATCTAAAGAAATAGTAAAAAATAATACAGGTGTAGGCTCATTTAAAAAATAATCTATTTGACTACAGCTATCGTTTCTATGAACTCTAGCTAAAGTGTTAACTAAATATAAATAGTCAGGAGGTAAAATAAAAGAATCAATAGAAAACTTAACTCCTAATTGTTCTTTAAAATTTACAGAAGCTTCATACTCTCTTACTAATGATCGTAAATCATCAATACGTTTTTGTGATTCTTCAAATCCTTTCCTATACTTATTATTTTTACCGTACTTTGTATTAATAAATCTCATTTGAGACTTATTTAATTCTATATCTATTTCTTGAGGTAAAAGCAAATCAGCTTGGAGTGAATTTATTTTATCCACTCCTTGCTGTATTGCTAAATGCATTTCTTGTACATTCATATTATACTAATGATAATTCTTTTAGTTTAGCTCTTAATAATGTTAATTTACCAGAGTTCTTTTTATCTTTTAAGAATACAACTGTATCTTGTGTTGTATCTCCTAATGTTTCATCAATAAAAATAATCTGATTTCCTATTTTTCTTAAAACTCCAGCTGTAACCATTTCTTCAATTTCAGCTTTTAATTCTAAATTCTTATCTGTAGCAATTCTAACAAATTTCTTTGGATTAGCATTTTTAAGTTCATACAAAGAATTTTCAATTTGTTCTACTGTCATTCTATCAGGATTAGTATTAGAAATTAATCTTAATACTCTCTTCATAGATTTTTCATTAGAAGACATTTTAATAAATTCTTTATCTGCATCTTTTTTCATTTGTATTTCATTATTCTTAACTTTATCATCTCGTGTAAGGTCTTGAATATAAAATCTTTTATCAAAATCTGCTTCCATTTCTTTTTTAGTCATAGCTACATGCGGATGTTTTAATGCAAACCTATATTTAATATAATCCATTATACTAAGAGGAGTGTCATTGTCATCCATACCTATTTCTAGTTCTACCCCAGTAAATCCAACTGGTATTGTAAGTTCTGCCCAAAATTGTTTAGAATGTTTAGGCCAATCATTGTGCTCTGGGCTAACATCTAAAATTCCTTGCATATACTTTTTTTCTTCTTCAGGGGTAAATCCTTTTAGGGGTTGTCTATTTACATAAACGCTGCTTAGTTTATATATAGCTTCAGCTCTTACTGCTTTAGGCAAATGGTTTAATAATTCCTTTTGTCTAAGTGTTACTTTTTTACTCATAATAATAGTTCTTTTAAAGTTTTAATTAAGTGGATGTAAAGAATAACTCTCCGTATAATAATTTAATCAAAGCTATGGGGGATTGCTCCCCCACAACCTTAATCAAAAACCAATATATAGACGCAAATTAATGCCTATGTTAAGATGCTGTACAAGTGATGTCTAAAGAAGTATCAAATCTCTTAAGAGCGATACCTGCAGTTTTCAACATATGTACAGACGCCCCGTCCACATCAGAAGCTCTAGCGGAAGTTGAATCAAATCCTCTAGGGACTACAGATCCAGCTACACACCATCTCATTGCTTCACGACCTTTCTTAGAAATCATCTGAAGGTTATTTTGACCATCATAATTTGATTGATCAACAAATACCATTCTGTAAGATTCTAGAGAGTATCCTGTAATAGGGTGTTTTGCACGAGCTTGCGCTACGGCACCATGATCAAATAATGGTAATTTTACCACGTTGATTGTGTGCCCATCTACATGCTCATAGGATGTGAAGTATCCAGTTAATCCTAGGTTACGTCCTGAACCTGTGATAAATCTGTTTTCTCCACCTACTTTCCAAGATCCAGAAGATCCTGAAAAATGATTTTTAAGAGCTTCATCAAATTCTCTTGCACCACCAGTACCAGTATATAAAGTTACTTGTTTAGTTGCTGCATCAGTCATTCCGTAGAATAAGTCTCCAATGATGTTCTTAAGTTTAGCTTCAGTCATTACAGAGTAAGTGTCAGTATTAACAATTTGCTCTAAAAGACCAGGACCAACGATTACAGGCTGTCCATTCTCATCTTTCATGTGAGTATGTCCGTTTGAATCGTAAGTTTTTTGTCCATACCAGTAGTACATTTCACATTCTTCTTTAAAGTCAAGCATGTGTAAGTACTCCTCATAGTCCATCCAAAGTTTAGTAGTAGATCCACCTTTAGTTGGTAGAGCAAATTCTGCTACAAAATCTTTAGCGTTTCCAGACATGTGGTAAGATTTTCTAACTGTAGTTAGTTTGTTTCTTACTTTACCTGGAGTTTCCCAATTAGAAGCATTACCTCTAGAGAAATCAACTCCTACAGGTGCATACATTTGAGCCCAAAGAGCTCCGTTTGTAATATCTGCTGCTGCAACTGTTGCTGTTGCTGCTGGGTTAACTAATTGTAAAGTATACTTCCAGTTAGTACCTATTGCTTCTGGTTCTTTCATTATACGTGCTTGAGTACCTGCTTGAGATACTAATACGTATGGAAATACAAAATGTTTGTCAGGAAATTCAAGCTCGAAGCTTGCTCCTCCTAATCCTACATTTGTTGTTGATGCTGGTGTTACCGCTACTGGTCTCGTTCTCAATCTATGTGTTGCTACACGATACTCATACTCTAAACGGTCAATAGACTTAGTATTACCAACACCTTCTGTTAAGAAAGATAGTGGGAATCTTTTATCGTCTTTTCCTGCTAAATGAGTAATAATTGGAGAGAGTTCAGTTGGCTTAGATAACAATGCATTTGCAAGACTGTTCATATCAGTCATTTGCGAGTCATTGTAAAACGTCTTTTGAACGCTTATGTTTGTTCCATTTACTGCCATTTTCTATTCAATTTTATTAGGGTTCCTATCTCCCTGTTCAGGAATTTTTTTAAATATTAAGATCTAAACTATCTAAATCAAAACTTTTACTTCGTCTTGATTGTTTACGAGCACTTTTTACAGTCTCTTCATTTTTAGATATTTTTTCTCTCAATGTCTTCGTAGCCGTTGTTTTAGCTTTCTTGTTAATTATTTCTTCTAGATTAAATCCTTTATACATTAAATAATCTATAGCTAATTTTTGTTCCATTTCAGCTTTAGAGTGATCTACATCACGCTGTGTGTAACCATCTTTAGTTACTGGCTTCGAAAGATAGTTAAAGAATTTTGTTTTTTCTCTTTCTGGAACTTGCAATCCTGCAAATTCTTTTGATTCTTTAATTGTCTCTTGCACGCCATTCCAAAACTCTACTTGTTTATCTTGCTCTTCTTGTAAAGATTGTTGTTGACGTGTTACTAATTGTTCTTTTTCTTGCGCTTGTACTTTACCTAAAGCTTGTCTAGCTGCTTCTGCTTTATTATGTAACTTACCAGAATCTTCATAATCTTCAAGCATTTCTTTAATAAAACTTTCATCATGTCCTTTTTGATAAAAGTAATCAGATAAAATTGCTTTTTGACTTCTTGAATCATCTTCAGAAATTTGCATCTCATTATAATCTAAATTTGGATCATAAGCTGTCATAAATTTTTGAGATTCTCCTCCAGCTAATACATAATCTAAATGTTGTTTAACTAATGGAAATTTTTCAAGAACTTCATCAATTCTATCATCTGCCATTTGAGAAGCTACATCTTTAGTCATTTCTGTTAATCCTTCAGCTGTATCTGCATAATCACCTTCATACCCTAAAGTATTTAGTATTTCTGATACAACTGTAGTTTCAGAACTTTCTTCTTCTGTTTCTTCTTTTTCTTCTACTTCTTCTTCTTCTTTTTCTTCTTCAGCCTCTTCGTCATTATCTTCAATGTCTTCAAGTTCTGCTTCAGGTTTTTCTACTTCTTCTTTTACTTCTTCTGTTGCTCCTTCAATAGGTTCTATTTCGTCAATAGCCTCCATTGTAACTCCATCACCAATGACATCGTCAAAGGTAATATCGTCTAATTGTATTTTTTCATTTGGGTCCATATATATTGGTTTTAGTTTACAAAGTTAATATTTAATTTAATTGGTTTTTAATTGTCTATAGTTTTATTTTTTCCTTTATTGTATAACACTTACTATCTTTCATATCCTCCTTTTTTAAAAGAATATGTAAGTCCTGCGCTATATTTAGGTCTTTCTCCAGTTTTAAAATTTGCTCCTGCTCTAAAAGCTAAGTTGTCATTAGCTCTATATGTTCCAGCTAATCCTAAAGATCCTCCTAAATTTAAAGTAGGGGATCCATACTTACTAAAGTTTGTATTACTAGGATTCCATCCAAGCTTACTATCAACTCCTAATGAAGCTCTTAAATTTAAATTTTTATTATTTAAAAGTGTAGGGTTTGTATACTCATTAAAAGCAGTTGCAATATTATCTGCTCTTATTTCAAGATCAGACATTTGCTTTGGTTTAACAATTGTTTTACTATTTGTTGTATAATCAGAAAATCCTCCTTTTCTAAATTTATTTTTAGTATTAGCTCTCCATTTTTTTAATTCTAATGCTTTCTTATCAGCAGGTAAATTATCATAAGTATATTTTACAGTTTGTTCACCTCCTTTTGTTTGAACTTTATAAACAAAAAGTCTTTTATGATTTTTTCCCCAAAATTCAAATACTTCATCTGAGGTTGGAGAAGTACCATCATTTTTAACTAAATCATAAAATGCTTTAGATGAAGATGTATTTTTATTCATTTTATCTCCTAAAAATAGTCCATCTTGATCTTCTCTAGATAAGGTTGAAAAATCTGGACTTTCTTTTTTACCTTCAGTGTATACAGTTGGAAAATTACTAAAAGATCTATTTGTAGAGTCACGAGTAAACGAAGCGTTTCTATTCATAGCAGTACTAGCTGCTTGCTTACTTCCTATTTCATATTGATAAGCTCCTCTTGCAGGACCATCATAAAGAGTTCCATCGTCTCTTTTTGAAACTTGCTTTTGATCAGCTACATTTTTAGACTCATGTTCTGCAACAACCTGCATTACATCATTTACATAATTAGTATCTACTTTATTTGTGTCGTGTAGAAAATGCATCATACTTTGTCTATAACTTGTTTCTTTTCCAGTAGTTGCTTTTGTTGCTTTTTTAGTAGACTTTATTGGAGGGTTACTATAATCAATTTCTAGTTTTTCTTGAGGGTCATCATCAAATCCTCCAAGTTTTTTTTGATTTGAATATACTCCTGCTCCTACACCCATTACTGGCATTATAGCAGGAAGTTTGTTCATTTCGTTTGCTAGTAAAGTAAAATTCTTTTTTGTATTATCCATAAAATCAAGGATACGCGTACTACTTGAATAGCTTTCCTCCATAGGATTTAATACTCCAGAAGGTCTTATTTTATACATTGTTTTTGCACGATCTAATAGCTCAGGAGTTATGTTTTGATAATAATTTTTAATTAATTTATCATCTAACATTTGTTGTCTTAGACCATGAACATATGCAGATGGTTCGTGCCCTGAATCTGTAAAATACTTATATGC